CCATCGCCACCGAGTTACCCATGGGCGTGCAGGCACTGCTGTCCACCTACCGCGTCTACGCATGAGAATCGGCAAGATGGACCGCCGCATTGTCATCGAGCAGCCGACGGTGACGAAGGACGACTGGAACTACGACGTGGTCACGTGGACGACGCTGGCCACCGTCTGGGCTGATAAGCTCGACCGTGGCTCTGGCGAGGTGGTGGAGGTGGACCGGCAGACAGCCCTGACGCGTACGCAGTGGACGATGCGCTACCGCTCGACGGTGAACTCCACCATGCGCATCCTGTACAACAGCCAGTACTACTACATTGTGGGCGTGGAGGAGATTGGCCGCCGCGAAGGTCTGCGCGTCTTTACCGAGCTTCGGAACTGATGGCGGGCTTCAACGTGCGCGTGGATGCGGCCAGCATCAAAGCCATCGAGCAGGCGCTCAAGGAGCTGCCGCTGGAGCTGAAGAGCGGCGCCGTAGCTACGGCCCAAGTGAACGCGGCTTCCGTCCTGCGCAACGAGGCCAAGCGACTCGGCAAGCAGCTCGGCGGTTCCGGCTCGTGGTCAAAGTCGCAGCACGTCGTGCGCGGTAACGTCAAGCGATACTCTCCCTACGTGGTGCTCAAGACGGCCAACAAGCGTTTCAGCGTGAGGCCCGTCAGCACGTTCATGGATGCGCCATCGCCCACCACCTTTGCACCCGTCAAATACAATCACCTCATCCAAAAGGGCAGCGCGCCACAGGTGAGGACCGGCGGCTTGGGCCGTGCGGTAGGGGCCAAGCCACGGCCGAAGAAGTACGGCGAAAGAGACGGCCGCCGCATGACCGGCAAGGGGGGCTTCATGGTGCGAAACGAGCGCAGCGGCTACATCCACCGCATTCAGAAGATTAAGCACCCAGGCTTTGGCGGACACGACATCTACCAGGAGGTGCTCGACAGCAAGGGCGACGTGGCGGTGGAGCGTTTCAACCGGGACGCCGTCAAAATCATAGACCGCTACAAGCGCAAAAAAGGCTTCGCATGATTAACCTCGTCATCGACATCCTCAAGGCAGACGCCAACGTCACGGCCATCACCACCACCGACCGCATCTACCCGCTGTCTCGGCTCGAAGGTGGGACCATCCCGGCCATCGTGGTGCAGCAAATCAGCACCGACCCTGCCGACACGCACGACAGCACCAGCACGATGGACACGAACACCGTGCAGGTGACTATCATCGAGGATAAGCCCAAAGACGCCAACGCCTTGGCGGTGCTGGTACGTGCCGCGCTGGACGGCTACGGCGGAAATACCATCGCAGAAATCCGGCTGACCAACCAGGCTACCGACGTCTTTGAGGCCATCGACCTCTTTACGCTGACGCAGACGTACGACGTGCGCGTCATCCGCGACAACGTCACCGTCCCGTCCGCCCTTGCCGACCTCGGCGAGCTGTACCTCGACGACGTCTATGATGTGAACGCCACCAGCCCGGGAGCATACAGTCGCCTCGAATACAACAGCAGCAGCTCGACGTGGGCAGCTACCACCGACCTCAACATCTACGGGGCGGTGTACAGCAACCCGCGCCTCATCACCCTGACCAACGGCACCACCTTCACAGTGGCCAGCGACGACCACCTCATCTTTTGCAACTACGCCAGCGGCTCCGGCTCAGCTTCGTCCACCCTGCGCCTACCGGCCGTAGCTACCAACGAAGGGCGTGAGGTGCGTATCAAGACCGGCAGCCACCTCTCGAACCAGCGGACCCTGACCCTACGACCAGCAGCTGCAGACACCACGGTGACCATTGACGGTGACGCATCGGCATCGATGGACCGCCACTACGACGGCATCACCGTGCACTGCATCGGCGGACAGTGGTACATCACCCAACGCAAGAGCAAATGAAGATTGCCGTCCACTTCCCGGTCTACAAGCGGCCGCGCATCCGCAACATCGCCATGGACGCGCTCGACCGCGTACGCGGCCAGTTCCTCGAGCATGGCATCGAGATGGAGGTATGCGTCATCGGCGACGACCCCGGCCTTGCGGCGGTATGCAAGAAGCGCAACTACATCCACTACGAGGTAGGCAACCACCCCGTCGGGCGCAAGTTCGAGATGGGCCTGCGCTACATGCTGCGCCACATGCAGTTCGACTACCTGATGGAGTACTGCTCGGACAATATCCTGCGCAACGACTGGGCAGAGAAGATGGCCAAGGAGCTAAAGGCCGGGCGAGCGTGGGTGGCACACGCCGCCTTCTACATCGTGGATAGTAAGACCGGGCAGACGCACCTCTTCAGCGGGCGCGGCCAGTCCAACGTCGGACGCTGCACCTCGAGGAAACTGGTGGAAGCCTGCCAAAAGCACCGAGGCCACTGCTACGAGTACGAGCTGATGAGCGGCCTTGACGCCTGCTTCCGCACCAACATCAGCCGCTGCACCGACCAGCTGACCTTCCTGCTCAAGAGCGAGACCCCTATGATTGTGGACATCAAGAGCGAAGTGAACATCAACACCTTCCGCGGCTTCGCCAACAAGCCCGACCGCTTCCCTCCCACGGAGGTAGTCGGCGACTTTCCCGAACTTTCCCAACTAAAACCCTTTAACACGACCACCTAATGGCAACCACTGGCAAAATCCGGTCCAACGCGATCGGCATCTTCATCTCCAACGAAAGCGCCAACAGCGGCACCTTCAGCGGAGGAACTTACGGCGACGTCACCTCTGCCGAGAATGACACCTGGGAGATTGTAGCCTGCGCTACCTCCGGCACCTTTAGCGGCTCTATGGAAGTCATCGACGCGACGACCAAAGACAACGACGGCGAGCGCGAAATCCTGACCTCTTCGCTGTCGTGGACCATGACCGCCGACGGCCTCGTGGAGTACGGCTTGAGCAGCACTGTCCGCAGCGCGGCCGACCTCTTCACCCTGTGGAAAGCCAAGACCAAGGTGAAGGTCGCATGGACCACCGGTCTTGACGGCGACCTCATGTACTGGGGCAAGGCGTACATCACCAGCTACGAAGAAACGGCTGGGTTGAACGAAGTGGCCTCTTTCTCTGTTAACTTTGAAGGCGACGGCACGATATACAAGGCTATTCTCGACACCAACTTTGCGGACTTTAACCTGAACACGTAATGGCTAACAAGCTCCAAGGCAAGTTCTCGCTGCAATTGACGGACGACCTGACGGTGGACGTCTGTCTCAACCTCTACGCACTCAACCTTTTCCTCGAAGAGGAAGGCGCACAGCTGGACCAGTTGCAGGAACTCTTGGAGCAGAAAGCCCTGGCAAACCTCCCGAAGCTGGTATGGGCAGGAGTCAGGACACAGGCCATCCTTTCCGACCGAGAGCTGCCGCTGAACTTCCCCAAGTTCGCGGCGCTCTTCGGTTCGGTCAGCTGGGACGACGTGAGCAAAGACGTGCTCACCGCCCTGCAGCTGGACACAAAAAAAAAGTAAGCGGAGAGAGCGGCAAGGGTGAGCCGTTCGACATGAGGTCGTTGTACGTCGCTTGGCTTGAGCGCGGCAACGACCCTTCTACTTTCTGGAGCTGTACCTTCGGAGAGGTAATGATACTTCTGCGCTCCTATGAATTCAGAGACGAGCTCCAGTGGATGCACACCAGCGCCGTCATGGCAATGCTGGCGAATATCCACCGAGCAAAGAATTCACGCGCATACGAGTGGACGGACTTCAATCCATACTCATCGTCTCGCAAGAAGTCAGCCGCGCCCAAGATCACAGCCAAGCACAACCAGCTCTTCGACAAGATGAGCCAAGCACTGAACAGGAAAGATGGCTAAAGACGCAATCCTAAATATCATATTTGGCGCCAACACGAAAGAGCTGGACAAAGCTCTTGACGGCGCCACGAAACGGCTGCGCGACACGGCGGGCAAGATGAACGACTTGGGCAAGTCCCTGTCCATCGGCCTCACCGCACCCATCGCCGCCTTCGGAGCTATCGCCACAAAGAACGCGGTGGACAGTGCCAAGGCCATCGCCCAGGTAGAGGCCGCCGTACAGTCGACCGGAGGCGCGGCCGGGCGGAGCGTGGCACAGCTGGAGGAGATGGCCGCGGGCCTGCAGCGCATCAGCCTGTACGACGACGACCAAATCCTCAAGGAGGTCACGGCCAACCTGCTCACCTTCACCAACGTCACCGGCACGCAGTTCGACAAGGCGCAGGTAGCCATCCTCAACCTGTCGACCCGTTTGGGCACCGACCTGACGAGCGCCTCGGTGCAGGTAGGCAAGGCGCTGAACGACCCTATCAAAGGTGTGACGGCCCTCGGCCGCGCCGGGGTGCAGTTCACCGCGCAGCAAAAGGAACTTATCACCACGCTTGCGGAAAGCGGCGACGTGGCCGGGGCGCAGTCCATCATCCTGCAAGAGCTGGAAACGCAGTTCGGCGGAGCAGCGGAGGCAGCGGCCAACGTCGACCCGTATACCCAGCTCGCTAACGAGGTAGGCAACCTGTCCGAGGACTTCGGCGCCATCATCAACGACGCGCTCAAGCCGTTTGTCGGTTTCGTCCGTCAGGTGGTAGACAGCATCAAAGGATGGAGCGACGAGACCAAGACCACAGTGCTGGTCATTGGCGGCCTGCTGGCCGTCCTCGGCCCTACCCTCATAGCAGTGGCTGGCCTCATTAACGCCTACACCACCATAAAGGGCGCCCTCCTGGCGGCCAAGACCGCGCAGCTTGGCCTCAACCTTTCCATCCTCGCCAACCCCTACGTCGCTGCAGCCGCTGCTGTGGCCGTGCTGGTGGGCGCGATGGTCCTCTACAAGAGCGAGACGGACAAGGCGCG